GACTCGGCCGCTGGTAAAAAATCGGCGTTCGTCTAACCACGTTGCGTTATCTCAGCTCTCAACTTTCGGTATTCGGCAGGTTCCCAGTACCGATCCGAGAACGAACCGGACATCGCTGACGCTCTATGGGGGGGGGTATTGACGATGGCCGATTCTGGGGCGGAGCGAGCCCGCCGCGCCCGCCGGCACAAGGCGGGCGACCACTCGCTATGCAGCCCTGGCCGATGCCCGGAGCTGTCGCAGCCCGAGCCGGCGAACACCGTGCGCGCCGGGGCTGGACTGCCGGACGTGCCGCCGCCCGACGTGGCCGCAGCGGTGCGGGAAGACATCGAAGCGCTACCGCCAAAGCTGCGGCGGGACTCACGTGCCGCAGCCGCGCTGTTCCTGGCCGGCCTGATGCGAGACGCGACACCGCGGGACGCCGCGACCATCTGGGACCGGGTCCGCTCGACGCTGGCCGAGCTGCGTGCGGCCGCGGCCGCTGCTCCGGGGGAGGCTGATCCGGTTGACGAGCTTGAGCAGCGTCGCCAGCGCCGTCGCGGTGCCGCGGTACCTGAGGGCGCCGACGTCGGCGACCAACGCGTCTGAGGACATCATCGGGTTGGCGGACTCGGCCGGCCTGCATCTGGACGAGGCGGAGCAGCTGGTCCTGCGGGCGGCGCTCGGTGAGCGGGTCGACGGGACGTGGGCAGCCAGCCAGGTGGGACTCGTGGTCCCGCGGCAGAACCTGAAAACCTGGACGCTGGGTGCGGACGCGCTGGGGTCGATCTTCGTCCTGAAGATTCCACTGATCATGTGGACGGCGCACCGGTTCTCGACCGCGATCGAGGCGTGGCGGTGGATGCGCGCGGTGGTCACCAACTACGACCATCTGCGCCGTCGGGTGCAGGGGGTTCGCCGTACGACGTGGGGCGGCGGCGAGATCGAGCTGGTCGACGGCTGCCGGATTCTGTTCGGGTCGCGGTCGAACGGCGCGACCGGTCGCGGGTTCTCCATCGACAAGCTGTACTTCGACGAGGCGTTCGACCTGACCGACGACGACCTGGCGGCGTTGCTGCCGGCGTTGAGCGCGCGTCCGAACCACCAGGTGTGGTACGCGAGCTCGGCGCCGAAGCCGCACAGCGCGGTGTTGCGGCGGATCTGTGAGGCGGGGCGTGCGGGCGTGACGCCAGGGCTGGCATATGTGGAGTGGTCGGCGCCGGACTCCGCCGCATCGGACGACCCGGCGGCGTGGGCGGCGGCGAACCCGTCGTATGGGATGCGGCGGGCGAACGGGTCGGGTATCACCGAGGAGACGATCCGCAGCGAGCTTGCCACGATGTCTGACGGGGACTTCCGCCGGGAGCGGCTGGGGATCTGGGATCCGGTCGACGGCCAGGCGATCGACATGGGCCGGTGGCGGGACCTGCAGGACGCCGGCTCACGCCGCGCCGGCGGGGCGACCGCGGTGGGGGTGGCGGTCACGCCGTTGCGGGACGCGGCCGCGGTGGTGGCGTTCGGTTCCCGCGAGGACGGCCTGGGCCACGGCCAGCTGGTGCGGTGGGCCAGCGGCGTGGACTGGGTGCCGTCGGCGGTGGCGGAGCTGCTGGAGGCATGCCGGCCGGCGCTGGTGGGGATGACCCGGGCGACGGCCGCCTCGCTGGAGCGGCTGACGGAGGCGGGCATCACGCCGCCGGAGGATGCGGCCGAGCCGGAGCACGGCAACCTCATCACGCTGGCTGGGCCGGACTCGGCGGCGGCGTGTTCGCAGCTGCTGGTGGCGGTGCGCGAGGGGTCCCTGCGGGTGGTGCCGGCGCCGGATCTGGATGCGGCGGTAGCCGGCGCGCAGACGCGGGTGGTGGGCGATGGCGTGACGTGGGCGCGGCAGGGGATGGGTACGGAGGCGGCGCCGTTGGAGGCGCTGACGGTGGCGCGGTGGGTGCACGCCACGAAGGGGCATCTGCTGGTCAACGACTACGACCCGGTGGGTCAGATCTTCTGAGGGCGAGGGCGATGAGCGGCTACGTCTACGGCATCCCGCGTTCGGCCGCTCGCCGGCCGCCACGCTGGCCAAATCTGGCCGGCGCGCTGGCGGCGGCAGCGGGGCACGCCGCGCGGGCGGGTCGGCAGGCAGCGGTTCGGCTGCCGGGGCTAGCCGGGTCGGTGGCGGTGTGCTACGGGGCATGGCTGGCGTGGGCACCGGCCGGGTTCCTGGCCGCTGGGGCGTTCCTGCTGCTGCTGGACCGGCGGGTGCCGTGAGCATGTTCTTCCGGTCTCGGCCGCGGGCGGAGCAGCGGTCCGAGTCGACGTGGGGTACGCCGCGGCCGCTGTCCGAGGTGCTGCTGGGGCTGGTGTCGCGCGGCTTCAGCGAGATCGATTTGTCGCGCGCTGAGGCCAGCCTGCAGTCGGTCGCGGTGCGGGCGGCGGTCGACCTGATTGCGTCCGTGGCGTCCGAGCTGCCGCTGGACATCTTCCGCGGCACCGGGTCCCGGCGGACCGAGCTGCGGATGCCGGGCCACCTGGAGGATCCGGACGGGTCGGACCAGGGGCTACAGGACTGGTGCTATCGGGTCCTGGTGTCGTGGCTGCTGCGGGGCAACCTGTACGGAGACGTGCTCGAGCGCGGCCCCGGCGACACACTGCGGCAGGTGGACATCTTCCACCCGGACCGGGTGCATCCGGAGATCGACAACGATGGCGTCCAGGCGGTGGTGCGCTGGTTCGTCGAGGGCCGGGAGGTTCCGCAGGCCCGGATGCTGCATCGCCGGGTGAACCCGATACCCGGCTGTGTGTTAGGGCTCTCGCCGGTGGCGTACCACGCGTGGACGATCGGGCTGTCGTTGACGGCGACCCGGTTCGGGCTCCAGTGGTTTCAGGATGGCGCTCACCCGGGCGGCGTGCTGCGCAACACGATGGCGGAGTTGGACGCCAAGCAGAGCAGGACCGCCAAGGAGCGGTTTATGGAGGCGCTGCGCGGCTCCCGGGAGCCGGTGGTCATGGGCAAGGGCTGGGAGTGGCAGCAGATCCAGCTGAACCCCGAGGAGAGCCAGTTCCTGGAGACGCAGCGGTTCTCGGCCGCGGAGTGCGCGAGGATCTTCGGGCCGGGCATCCCGGAGGTGCTGGGTTACTCGGACGGCAAGAGCAGCCTGACCTACTCGAACGTGGTCGACCGCGACCTGCACGTGCTCAAGTATGCGCTGAACCGGTGGCTGCGCCGGCTGGAGCGGCTGCTGTCGGCGTTCCTGCCACGGCCGCAGTACGCCCAGTTCAACCGGGACGCACTGCTGCAGACGAACACGTTGCAGCGTTATCAGGCGCACGCGAGCGCGCTGAGCAACCGGTGGAAGACGGTGAATGAGGTGCGGGACGTCGAGGACATGCCGCCGGTCGAATGGGGCGACGAGCCGAACGATGCGGCAACCGGCGAGTCCGTAGACGCACCACCACCGCCGCCGGACGTAGAGGACGACGCCGAGGGAGGCGACCAGTGATGCGCTCGATGCGTGGCCTGTACGTGATCCGGGGCGGCGCGGCGGTGCCGCGGTTGGCGGCTCTCGCCGTGCGGGCTGATGAGCCGGCTGGGGACGCCCCGGCCGATGGTCGGCTGGGGACGCTCGAGGTGGACTTCTCCAGGTTCGACACCTGGTACGAGATCGACTCGTTCTGGGAAGGCCAGTTCGTCGAGCGCATCGTGCGAGGTGCGTTCAAGAAGACCATCCGGGAGAACGGCTCCAACGTCAAGGTCCTGTTCAACCACGGCTTCGACTTCCACATCGGCGACAAGGTCCTCGGCGTTCCCGAGGTGCTCGAGGAGCGGGACGTCTCACCACACCTCGAGGCCGGCCTGCTCGACACCAGCTACAACCGGGACCTTGAGCCCGGCCTGCGCGCCGGCGCCTACGGCAGCTCGTTCATGTTCGAGGTGCTCGCCGAGAAGTGGGTGCGAGAGCCGGAGAAGTCGGAGCACAACCCGGACGGCCTGCCGGAGCGCACCATCACGCAGGTGCGGCTGTTCGAGGCCGGCCCGGTGACGTGGCCGGCCAACCCGGACGCTACCGCCTCGCTGCGGTCGGGCACCGACTGGTACGCGGAGCAGGTGCAGCTTCGCCGTGACCGGGAGCAGTTCGACGAGCTGGTAAGATCCTTTGCAGCTTTCCGTGCGCTGAACGGGCTCAGCATCCCCGAGGGGACCGCTACCCCGCCGGTCACGAAGCCGGAAACGCCGGCATCCGAGCCAGACTCGGACCGCCACGTCGACGGAGTATCCGCGACGGCACGACGCCGTCGCCTGGCACTCATCGATATGGCGAGGAGATAGGCATGCGCGACACTCGCGCCCTGCCGCCGGTGATCGGCTACCGGCGAGACGGGCGTCCCATCTACGCGATCGCGGGCGGCGCGCCCGTGATGGTGCGGGTGGGCGACAAGGAAGTCACCATCGAGGCCGCGGAGAAGCGGCTGGGGGAGATCGAGGAAGAGCTTCGGGGGATCAACGAAGAGGCACCCGACGGCCAGGATCTCGACGAGGAGCAGACCCGCACCTGGAATGAGCTCGACACCGAGCACAAGGAGCTGGCGGCGGCGACCCGTAAGGCGCAGCGTGCGGAGCGGCTGGCCGAGTCCCGCGCCCGGTGGGGTTCGACGCAGGTCGGGGCGAAGAAGGAAGACCCGTTCGACGCGGATGCGCGGACCATCGGCGAGACTCAGGCGCTGTCCCGGGCTCGGCAGGTGCTGGACAGCAAGGAGCACAACTCGCACCTTCGGGATGACCAGAAGGCGCAGTTGGAGAAGACGCTCCGGACCCGCAACGGCGACCTGGACGGTGACCTGGTGGCGCGGCTGATGCTGGCCACCGAGAACCCGCACTACCGGTCGGCGTTCCAGAAGGTGGCCGCGTCGGCGACGCCGGCGTTCACGCAGGAGGAGTCGCGGGCGATCGACCAGGTTCGGCTGATCAAGCGGGCGATGTCCATCGGGGTCGACTCGGCCGGCGGGTTCGCCGTTCCTGTGCTGATCGACCCGACGATCATCATGACCGCGCAGGGGTCGCCCAACGACATCCTGCGGCTGGCCCGGGTGGAGACGATCACCAACGACACCTGGCGCGGGCTCAGCTCGGCCGGGGTCAGCTGGAAGTTCGACGCCGAAGCCGCCACCGCGACGGACAACAGCCCGAGCGTGGCTCAGCCGGAGGTGCCGACCCGGCGCGCGGACGGGTTCATCCCGTTCAGCATCGAGGTCGGCATGGACTGGCCCGGGTTCGCCGAGCAGATGAGCATGCTGCTGGCGGAGGGCTACGACGAGCTGCTGGCCGAGAAGCTCACCGTCGCCACCGGCGCCAACGAGCCGGGGGGTCTGATCGCCCAGCTGGCGGCGAGCACCAGCCCGGACGTGAGTATCGCGACCACGACCTCTGCCGGCATCGCGGCCGGTGACATCTACGGGCTGTGGGCGGCGCTGCCGCAGCGCTTCCGGCGTGCCGCCAACTGTGCATGGATGTCGAGCACTGATGTGCAGAACACGATCCGGCAGCTCGGCGAGGACGACCCGAACTTCACCGTGGACATCACGCAGGAGGCCATCCCGCGGATGTTCGGCCGGCAGTACCCCATGAACGACTTCATGGAGGACGTTCCGTCGGACACCGGCACGGAGCCACTGCTGGTGGTCGGGGACTTCCGCGGCTACGTGGTGGCGCAGCGCGCCGGCATGACCGTCGAGTTCATCCCGATGCTGTTCGACGTGACCAACAACCGGCCGACCGGCCAGCGTGGCTGGTTCGCCTGGGCGCGCGTCGGCGGCGGCGTCGTGAACCCGTTCGGGTTCCGGCTCCTGATCAACAACGACGGCAACTGATCAGCGCCTTCGCGGTGTGAGTTCTCGCACGGCGGGCACGCTCAGCCCGTGCCCGCCGTGCGAACCGTTCCTGGCTGAGAGGAGTTCATGGTGAAGTACGCAAAGATCGATGCGGCGATTCGGTGGAGTGGCGGTACGACGATCCTGAGAAAGGGGCAGACCGCCGACGACGACCATCCGCTGGTCAGGGAGCGGCCGGATCTGTGGCGCGACGAGTCCCCGGGTGCATCACTGAAGACGCCGCGTACCGGTCCGCCGGCGGTCGAGCGGGCAACCCGCGCGCCCGGCGAGGTCCGCAAGGCGCTGAGCCGGCCGGCCAAGAAGGTGGCCAAGCCTGCCGAGGCGAAGGAGTCGAAGCCGACCGCCGCCGCGACCGACGATGAGTGATCGCTCGGTGCCCAGCAACGGTCGGGTACAGCTCGTGTACCTGCACCCACACCGCGTCTCGCACAGCTGGCATGAGTCCATGATGCGGCTAGTGGCATACGACGCGGCCAGCGAGGGCCGGATCGTGTCGACCGGCGGCCCGTTCATGATCTCCTGTGACGCCGGCGGCCTGGTCGAGGCCCGCAACACCGGTGTGCAGCGGTTCCTCGACGAGACCGACCACGAGTGGTTGTGGTTCATCGACACCGACATGGGCTTCCAGCCGGACGTCGTCGACCGGCTGGTGGCCGCGGCGGATCCGGTGGACCGCCCGGTGGTGGGTGGGCTGTGCTTCGGCCTGCGCGAGGTGGCCTACGACGGGTACGGCGGGCGCCGGGTCATGCCGGTGCCGACGCTGTACATGCCGGCGAAGAGCACCCAGGGGCACGTCGGGTTCACCAACCGGTTCGAATACCCGTCCGACACCCTGCTACAGGTGGCAGGTACCGGCGCGGCGTGCCTGCTGATCCACCGCACCGTACTGGAGAAGCTGCGGGCGGAGCACGGCGATGGCTGGTTCGACCGGGTGCGCTACGGCGACGGCGTGCCCATCTCCGAGGACCTCAGCTTCTGCGCACGGCTGGCCATGGCCGGCGTCCCGCTGTTCGTCCACACCGGCGTGAAGACCACCCACCACAAGCAGTTCTGGGTGTCCGACGACGACTACACCCCGCCCCGGGTGGTCCAGCCCGAGCCGGAGCCGGCCGATGGCTGACCTGGCCGTGCTGGTCCCGACCCGGGAGCGGGTCGACCGGTTCGTGGCTATGGCCGACGCCTGCCACAACCTGGCCGCGGGCACGGTCGAGGTGGTCGCCTACGTCGACGACGACGACCCGCAGCTCGACCAGTACCGCAAGGAGATGCTGGGCCGGGGCCGGCTGCTGGTCGGGCCCCGGCTGAGCCTGTCCGCGGCGACCAACTTCGCCGCCACGTGGGTGCTGAACCCGCGCAACGGCGACTGCCCGCGGTGGCTGGCCAGCATGGGCGACGACCACCTGCCCCGTACGGCTGGCTGGGACTTCACGCTGGCGCAGGAGTGCGGCGAGGTCGGCTGGGCGTACGGCGACGACCAGCTGCAGGGCGGCCGCCTGCCGACCGCCTGGGTGCAGACGGCGAACCTGGCGCGGGCGCTGGGGTGGGTGATGCTGCCGGCCTGCCAGCACATGTACGTCGACAACGCCGTGGCCGCGCTGGGCAAGGCCGCGGACGCGATCCGGTACGTGCCGCAGGTCGTGATCGAGCACCTGCACCCGATCGCCCGCAAGGCGGCCGTGGACGCCACCTATCTGGCCACCAACACGAACCAGCAGTACGCCCGCGACCAGGCCGCCTACCGGGCGTGGCTGGCCGACGGGCTGGACCGCGCCGTCGAGCGGGTCCGCCAGCTGCAGCACAAGACCACGAGCGTCGGGAGGTAGGCCATGACCATCCTCGGAGAGTCCCTGTCGGTGGCCGACAGCGAGGCGGAACTGCTGCTGGCCCGGGGTAGCAGCACCAGCCGGCGGACCCGCCGCAAGGCACAGACTCTGCTGGTAGCCGACCTGGCGTTCACGACCTGGGGTGAGCCGGTTGCCGACCGCGGGCAGGTCACCGTCACCGACCTGACCCCGGCCACCGGCGACATCGTCGGCGGTACCACGGTCACCGCCACCGGCACCAACCTGCTGGGCGCCACCTCGGTCACGTTCGACGGCGCCGCCGGGACCAGCCTGACCGTCAACTCGGCCACCGAGCTGGAGGTGGACACTCCGGCCGGCAGCGTCGGCCAGGTGGATGTGGTCGCGATCACCCCGGCCGGCTCAGCGACGGTCACCGACGGGTTCGAGTACACCGACGAGGGCTGATGCTCTGGGTCATCACCCGCGAGCGGGTCAAGCAGTCGTTGGACTCCAAGGAGTCGGCGGCGAACAACGTCCAGGTGGACCGGGCGATCGAGGGTGCCTGCCGGTCCATCGAGGGCGAGCTCGGGCGCAAGTTCCACCCGCAGCTGGCGACGTACGCCTTTCCCCGACCGCGGGGCTGCCAGTTGTTCGTTGACGCCGAGGTCGACGTGGATCTGATCGAGGTGGACGAGGTCACCGTCGACGGGGTCGCGGTCGAGGGCTACATCCTGGCGCCGATCGACGGGCCGCCGTTCACCCAGCTCGAGTTCGCGGCACGCATCGGCGGCAGATCCAGCGGCCGGCCGGTCTCCATCGAGGGGCTGTGGGGCTACGACAACGTCACCGCACCGGCCGGTGCGCTGGCCGCCGCCCTGACCGACTCCGCGACCGCGGTGGACGTCACCGACTCGTCGACCACCGGCGTCGGGTCGCTGCTCACCGTCGGCACCGAGCGGATGGCGGTGGTCGAGCGCGGCCAGCTCGACACCGGGCAGACGCTGCAAGCCGCGTTGACGGCCAGCATCGCCGCCCGGATTGTCGAGGTCGGCGACGGGACGCAGGTGCACGTCGGGGAGATCCTGCTCGTCGACGAGGAGCGCATGCTGGTCACCGACGTGGCCGGCAACAACGTGATCGTGCGCCGGAGCTGGGACGGGTCGGTGGTCGCCGCCCACGACTTGGGTACGGCGGTGTTCGCGCTGCGGCGGCTGACCGTCGACCGTGGCGTGCTGGGTACGACGGCGGCCGCCCACGACCAGGCCGATCCGGTGCTGCGGCAGGTGTTCCCGGGCCCGGTGGTCACGTACGCGGTGTCGCTGGCGCAGTCGCTGCTGTTGCAGGAGGTCACCGGCCAGCAACAGGCCCCAGGCGGGCATACCTGGGGGACGACGGTGGATATGGACCGGGCCCGCGCGATTGCCGCGTGCGGCCGTGAGACCGGGTTCGCGTAGGAGGTCAGATGCTCAACCACTGCCAGGAGTGCACCGCGGCGTACGCGGTCGGGCTGAAAGCCTGCCCGCAGTGCGGCACCGCGCAAACGGTGACGGTGACCGCCCCGCCGGGGCTGCAGGAGCCGGAGCAGCGGCCCGAAACCGACTCGGGGCCGGCCGAGGAACCGCCGGCCGAGACCAAGCCCCGCCGGCGAGCCAGGGACGCCGACGATGGCTGATGTCGGCGTAGAGGTCACGCTGGCCGGGCCCATCTTCGACGGCCGCGCCGAGCAGGCCGTGGACGACTTCCTGGTGGAGGCGGCCGAGGTGGTCGCCGAGCAGGGCCTGAACGACGTGCTCAACGCACTGGGTGGGGTGCTTCGCAACCCGACCGGCTACTACGAGTCGCAGATCCGGACCGACCGGGTCTCCGTGGACCGGGTGGACGTGTCCGACGGTGGCGTGGTGTACGGGCCGTGGCTGGCCGGCGTCGGCTCCCGCAACCAGACGACCGACTTCGCCGGCTACGAGCACTGGCAGATGGCCACGCAGGCACTCGACGGGCAGGCCGACCGGGTCGCCGAGCAGCGGCTGGCCCCGTACGTGGACCGGATGAATGGCTGACCAGCACGCGTGGCTGCAGCCGCTGGTCGATGCGGTGGTCACGCACGCGCAGGCGATCGGCCGGTTTGAGCGCGTGAACGGCCACGAGCCGGTGAGCGCGCCCGGCAACGGCCTGACGTGCGCGGTGTGGCCGCAGGAGATCGTGTCAACCCGTTCCAGCGGGCTGCGGTCGACGAGCATCCTGGTCATGCTCAGCGTGCGGATCTTCGCGCCGGGCATGTCCGAGCCGCGGGACGATGTGGACCCGACGATGGTGGCCGCGCTGTCCAACCTGCTCGCCGAGTATCACCGGGATTTCACGCTGGGCGGGCTGGTGCGGCAGGTGGACATCTTCGGCCAGCATGGCCGCGGCCCGCTGCGGGCGGTCGCCGGCTGGCTGACACCGAAGATCCGCGTATACACCATCAACCTGCCGCTCGTGGTCGACGGCGTGTGGACGCAGGGAGGCTGACATGGGCAAAGAGTCGGGGCTGGGGCATGAGCTGTATGTGGACGGCTGGGACCTGTCCGACGACATCGGCTCGGTCTCCCGGCTCGGCGGCGGCTGCGCGGTGCTGGACCTGACCGGAATCCGGCAGCTGGCGTTCGAGCGGCGCGGGGGAATCCGCGATGGCAGCATCGAAGCGTCGTCCTGGTTCAACCCGACCGGTGCGCACGCCGCCCTGTCGACACTGCCCACCACCGACCGGGTCGTGTCCTATCTGGCCGGTACCGCACCGGGCCGGCCGGCGGCATGCCTGATCGGCAAGCAGCCCAACTACGACCCGACCCGCAACGCCGACGCCAACCTGCCGATCGCCTTCGCCACGCAGGGCAACGGGTTCGGGCTGGAGTGGGGCGAGATCCTGGCCGCCAGGGCGGCACACGCCGGTGCCACCAACGGCACGCCGGTGGACCTAGCCGCCTCGACGTCGTTCGGGCTGCAGGCGTACCTTCACGTGCACGCGTTCACCGGCACCAGCGTGACCGTGGTGGTGCAGGACTCGGCCGACGGGTCGACCGACTGGCAGCCCGTCACCGGCGCCGGGTTCACCGCGGTGAGCGCGGCGCCGGCCGCGCAGCGGATCCAAACCGCCCGCGACGCGACGGTCCGCCGGCACCTGCGGATCGCCAGCACCGGCACCTTCACCAGCGCCACCGTCTCAGTGATCGCGGTGAAGAACGTGATCGCGGCGGCGTTCTAGATGGCCGGCGTGATGCTCGGGCAGCAACTGAACCGGGCCCGGCCGGCGTTGCCGGTGCACGCCTACCAGTCCTTCGAGATCCGGCGGCCGCTGCCGACGCATTGGCGGGAGGCGACCTGCCGGGAGGTGGGTTGCCCGCACGCCGACGGTTGGGTGATGCGCGCCGACGAGTCCACCGAGCTGGGCCGCAAGCAGGCGCACTACATCCGCTACAGCTCCGGCCGGCGGCACCGCGAGTCCCGCGACCCCACCGGCCTGACCGTGTTCACCTTCCCCAGCGGGGAGCGGTGTTTCGCCAACCACATGCTGCCGACCGGACGCCCGGAGCTGTTCGTGGTCCGCGGCGGCGACTGGCGCCGTTCGCTGGGGACGATGCGGCGGCACACCCGGCCGGAGCACTGGGTGGAGCAGTTCGCGGCCAACCAGGACCGCATCGCGACCGCACGAAAGAGAGGATGACCGATGTCAAAAGAGACAGGCTTGGGTTGGACCGCGCTCACCATCGACGACGCCAGCGGCACGCCGGTGGAGCTCGTTGACCCGGACAGCGGCGTCGACCCCGTCACGAACCTGTCGTGGGCGACCCCGCGGGCGGTGCAGGACGTCACCGGCATCGGCAAGTCGGCCATGGAGCGGCTGCTGCTGCTGGCGGACATGTCCACCACCTACAACGGGGTGTTCGACCCCGGCGCCAGCTCGGCGCACTCGGTGTTCCGCACCATCCCGTCCACGAGCGTGGCCCGGACGACGCTGATCCAGATCTCCGGGCAGGAGCTGGATACGGAGCTGCTCTACACCGACTATGGGCTGACCCGCAACCAGGACGGCAGTTTCACCTGGACGGTTCCCGGCGTGCTCGCCGACGGCACCGTACCCACGTGGGACACGGTCGCCTGATGGGCTTCGAGGAGCCGCGCACCATCGTCCGGGTCCAGTTCGCCGACCCGAGCTTCGCTGGGCTGGAGGTGCGCGCCTACGCGGCGCCCACCGACGTCCTCGAGGAGACGGCGGAGCTGGCGTTCGTCGACGGCAGCAAGCCGGTTGACCCGGCGACGCTTTCGCGCATCCGCGGCATCGTCAAGCGGTTCGCCGACGAGCTGGTGTCGTGGAACCTGGAGCGCGATGGGCAGCCGCAGCCGGCCACCGTCGAGGCGGTGCGCCGGCTCGATCTGACGTTCGCGTGGCAGCTGGTCGGCGGGTGGATCGTCGCTACCCACCGGGTGCTGGGCGGCGCCATGCAGGAGGCCCGCCAGCGGCAGGAGGCGGAGTTCGACGAGGCGGAGCTGCCGCCGATGGAGCTGCCCGCCGACTAGTCCTGCCCGCGCCTGAGCTGCCAGCAGATGCCGGCGCCGGCCAGCACCACGGCGAGCATCACCCCGCCCGCAGCCAGCAGTGTCCGCCCCATCTCGGCCGCGGCGGGGTCGTAGTCGAAGGCGGCGGGGTCGGCGTTGCTGCTGGTGAGGATGATCCCGGCCAGCCCGACGGCGACGGTAATGAGCCAGCCGGTGATCAGCCAGGGGTTGGTGTCGGTGGCGATCCGCTTGGTGGTGGTCATGTCGCGCAGCGTACGTGAGCCGTGCCACTCGTGAACCAGCCGATCGTGCGAAGGGAGGTGACCTGATTGGCGAACGAAGTCTCCATCTCGGTGACGGCCGAGGACACCGGCGCCAAGGCGACGATGGAGTCGACCGCCCAGTCGGGCGACAAGCTCTCCGGCTCGGTGAAACGGGTTGGTGAGACCGCTGGCGGAGTGCTCGCCGCGAACACCATCACCAACCTGTCCAAGCAGGTCACCGGCTTCATGACCGCCACGGTCGCCGCCGGCGATCAGGTAGACAAAGCGTCGGCTCGGCTGGGAGTGTCCGCCAAGGCGTATCAGGAGCTGGACTTCTGGGCCAGCCAGAACGGCATCTCGCAGGGTGCACTCGAGGGCGCGGTCCGCACCCTGAACCAGCGCATCGGCGAGGCGACCGAGGGCAACCAGCAATACGCCGACGCCTTCCAGGCGCTCGGCGTCGACATCGAGACCAGCAGCGGGCAGATCCGCGACACCGAGGATGTCCTCACCGATGTCATCGGCAAGCTCCGTGACATCGACGACCCGGCGCGTCAGGCCGCGCTGGCCGCCGAGCTGTTCGGCCGCCGGATGGGTGCCCAGCTGCTGCCGGCGCTGCGGGACACCTCCTTGTCCCTTGAGGATGCGGCGAAGCGGGCGGCCGAGCTGGGCATCGTCATGGACCAGGACGCCATCGATGCCTCCGTCAAGTTCGCCGACACTCTCGATGAGCTGAAACGCGCCGGGCAGGCGGTAGTCCGCGACCTGATCATGCCCATGGTCTCTGCCTTCGCTGATCATCTGCTGCCGGTTATGGTCGACATCACGGCCGGGTTCCGGTCGCTTCCCGGTCCCGTGACCGCGGTGGCCGTCGGGGTTGCTGCGCTGTCGGCGGCGGCGTTGCTGGTGGCGCCTCGGGTGCTGGCTGCCCGGTCTGCGCTGATCGCGTTCGGGCTGTCCGCCACGGCCGCCAATCGGGCGCTCGGCGCGATTGGGCTGGCCATCACCATTATCGGTGTTGCGGTGGCTGCGTTCGGCGACGCGCAGGGCAAGGGCGCGTCCATGGTGGATGAGCTTACCGCCAGCATGGACAAGCAGACCGGCGCGCTGAGTAGCCAAACCCGCGAGATCATCGCCAGCCGGCTTGAGCATGACGGCTTGCTGAAATCGGCTCAGAGCCTGGGCATCGGCCTTGAGGATCTTACCGACATAATCCTGTCAGGCGAAGACGCCCAGCGGCAGATGATCGATGCCATCAACGCCACGGGTGTCGCCACCCTCGGAGCGGACGGCGCGTTCACCGACTTCAAGGACTCCACAAAGGATCAGCGGGTCGCCATCATCTCGCTGATGGACGGCCTGAGCGAACTGGCGCCGCAGGTGACTGCGGCGCAGGGGGGATGGGAGCGGCAGCGGGAGGCTGTCGACGGTGCCACCGAAGCCAACTACGAGCAGATCGACTCGCTGCAGTCGCTCGCGGACGAGCTGCGTGCGCAGGTTGATCCCGCCTTCAAGCTGATCAAGGCGCAGGAGGACCTCGCCGAGGCGCAGAAGGCGGTTACCGAGGCCGAGCGGGACCATGGCAAGAAGAGTCCGGAGTACCGGGCGGCGCTGCGGGACGAAGCCAAGGCGGCGCTGGATGTGCTGTCGGCTGCCGGGGAGCTCGGCGACGAGTTCACTGGCGACCTGTCCAAGGCGCAGCGCAAGATGCTGGAGGACGCCGGCATCTCCGAGGCGGCGATCGAGCGGCTGGCGGCCGATCTGCGCAAGGCGAAGAAGGACGCCGACCGGCTCGACGGCACCCGTGTACGCATCAACGAAGAGCACACCATCACCACCACCCGCATCAACCGGGAGATCACCGAACGGCACGGCGTCAACGCGCCGACGCTGCGCGCCCACGGCGGTGTCACCGGTGCCGAGGTCAGCTCGGCGCAGACCGGAGGCGTACGCCGCGGCATGACCATTGTCGGCGAGGCGGGCCCGGAGCTGGTGGAGCTGCCGGTGGGGTCGACGGTCATCCCGGCCGGCGCCACCCGCAACATGCTCAACGGCTCCGGCGGCGGTCCGACCGAGGTGGTGGTGCGGCTGGAGTTCGTCGGCGCTGACGAGGAGTTCGCCGAGTTCTTCCGGCGGATCGTGCGCCGCCGGCCCGGCCTGGTCGCGGCCTGATGTCCGCCCTGCTCGACGGCCAGATCAAGGTCGAGATCGCGCCAGGTGCGGACCCGGCCGACCCCACCACGTGGGACTTCGTCGACATCACCGGCTATGACGGCATCGACCGTATCCGCTACGCCGACGGTATCGACCTGGCGTACGGGGTGCGCAACGAGGGCGGCTACTGCGACCCCAGCACGTGCGCCCTGACCATAGACAACCGCGACGGTGTGTTCTCTTCCCGGAACCGGCTCGGCCCGCTCTACGGCGGGCTGACCAAGAACACGCCGCTGCAGGTCACGATCGGCGACCAGGACGCGCTGCCGGCCGTAGCGGTCCGGTCGGTGGCCACCCACGAGTCCGGAACCACCGACGCGTTCAACGTGACCGCACCAGCTGGACTGGTTGCCGGTGACGTGCTGGTTGCGTTCCACACCAACGATTTCGGCTCAACCGCGCAGATGGGCATCTCCGGTGGTGCGGCGTGGCAGCCGCTGGCGCAGGCAACGATCGGCGTTGAGCATGCCAACACCCGCGTGTGGTGGAAGGTGGCCGGCGGGTCGGAGCCGGCGACCTACGGCTTCACCCAGCACTCCAATGCGGATGCGGTGGTGGCCATCGTGGCGGTGGAGGACGCCTCCGAGGCGGTCCCCACGGTCGAGCTGCTGACCTCAGCGGAGGTGTCCGATCTGCTGGACACGCCGTCGACCGACCCGGGTACGGCCCGGCTGGAGCTGCGGTGGGTGGGCGCCAACTCGGTGGACGAGGTGGCGACCACGTTCACGCCGCCGGCGGGGTTCGCCGAGTTGGCCGACCTGGACTCGGACGCCAACATAGCCGGGTCGCTGGCCGAGCGGGACCTTACCTCGTCTGCACCCACAGGAGTGCACAGCTTCTTGGCCGACCAGGACATCAGATACCACAACGGTGTGACGGTCAACCTGTCCAACGCGCCGACGGCCGCCTTCGTCGGGTTCGTCCCCGAGTGGCCGGTCGACTGGAACCCGGCAGGTACAGCCGACTCGTTCGTGCGGATCACCGCTCAGGGGACGCTGTACCGGGTGCAGAAGGGTGCCAAGCCCCTGCACTCGGCGACCCGCCGCGTGGCCCAGTCCAACCCGGCGGTGGCCGCCTATTGGCCGATGGAAGACGGGTCCGGTGCGACCCGGTTCGAGTCGCCGATTCCCGGCGTCCGGGCGATCCAGCCGACGGGCGACTTCTCCCCGGCGGCGCAGGAAGGCCCCGGCGGGTCGAAGCCGCTTCCGGTGCTTCGGCCCGGCATGACGTTTTTTGGCCAGGTGCCCAACGTCATGAACTCCAACGGGCCATGGTTGGTCGAGTGGATGTTCTACATGGAGGCTCCAGCGGTGGCCGGCACTCACCGTGCGGCGCTGCGTATCCGCACCACTTCCAACGCTGGCGCGGAGTGGGTGGCAACCGTCAGCTCCACACAGATGCGCATGCTCATATTGGACGGTGACGGCTCGCAAACGTTCAACCAGTCGGTGGACCTGCATCCCGACTTCTACGGCCGGTGGGTGAAGTTCGCAATGCAGGCCACACAGGTCAACCCCACCACTGCCGCCGGGTTCCTGACGGCCATCTACGAGGACAGCACCGTAGCCAACTCTCTGGGTTCCGCGTCGATCAGCCTCAATGAGGTGGGGCGGCCGGTGGCGGTGGGGTACATGCCGTTGGCGGCCACACCGGACTCCCGGTCGGCGGGGCATATCGCGGTCGGGCCGCTTCCCGGGTTCTCACTGGCATCCCTGATCGGGGAGCAGTCCATCGCATCCGCTACCACCACGTCTATCGACGGCTGGAATGGTGAGCACGCCGCCGACCGGTTCATTCGTATCTGCGCCGAGAACAACATCCCAGCGGTGGTGCGCGGGAACCCGGCCGAGTCCGAGCCGATGGGGGCGCAGCTGCCCAAGACGCTGCCCGAGCTGCTGCGGGAGATCGAGGACACCGACGGCGGCCGGGTGCATGAGATCGGCACCGGGTTGGGCTACCTGACCCGCACCGCCCGCTACAACCAGGCGGTGGCGATGCACATCGACGCCGACCAGATGGCCCGCACACCCCGGCCCACCGATGACGACCTGCCGCTGGCCAACCAGGTGGAGGTGACCCGGCAGGGCGGGTCGTCTGCCATCGCCCGCAACGAGCCGTCCATCGCCGCGGACGGGCTCGCCGACCGCGAGCATCCGGTCAACACGCATACGGACAACCTGTTGCAGGACATCGCCGGCTGGCAGGTGTGGAAGGGCACCCACGACGGGTACCGGTGGCCGCTGATCCCGGTGGAGCTTCACCGGCCGGCGGCGCAGGCGCTGATCCCCACGTGGCAGGCCATCCGGATCGGTGATCGGGTGACGGCCGACCACGCCTTCACCCAGCTCCCCAATGTGGGCATTGATGTGCAGGTGGAAGGGTGGCGGCAGCGGATCACCCAGTTCACCTGGGATGTGTCTCTGTACACGGTTCCGGACGCCACGTGGCAGCTCGGGCAGCTCGGCGCCGGCCGATACGGGCCATCCTTCGGGGACACGTTCCGCCACGCCGCGCCCGGGCCGATTTCCGACTCGCAGACCACAATCACCTTCGAGGTCGCCACCGCGTGGGTCAACTCCACGGACAACCCGGAGCTGTTCCCGTTCCTCATCGAGATGTTCCCAGCGGCGCTGGGTGGCCGGTTCGGGACCGAGATCATGCAGGTGACCGCGGCGCTCGCGCCGGTCGGCGATATCCAGGAGTTCACGGTGGTCCGCGGAGTCAACGGGGTGCAGACCGCCCACCCGGTAGGGACCGTGGTGATGCTGGTGGACCCGCTGCGGTACGCGCTATGAGGGCGGTGAGCGGTGGCGCATGACCCGTTCCTGCCCGGCCAGCCGGTCGACCCGGACCGGATCAACGAGCTGGACGTCCAGGGGACCTACGCGCCGGCGCTGACCGCCACCGGCGGCACACCCAACCTCGGCTCGACCGGCGAAGCCGTCGGGGTGTGGTGGCGCTCCGGACATTGGATGCAGGTGTTTGCCCGGTTCCTGTTCAGTGGCACGGGGATCGCCACCGGCGGCGGTGGCGTGTTCCACGTCAGTCTGCCTTTCCAGCCGGACCTGTCGCTGGTCGACGCCAACCCGTTCGACTCCACCTCGCTTAACGTCGGGTACGGGTGGATCCGCGACAGCTCGGCCGGCCTGAACAGCCGCATCGTCACCGTCCAGCTGCGACCGTTCGACATCACCGGGCTCATCCACGCGCAGATGCGGCAGCCAGGCCTGGCGTCCGGCGTGTCCGGCACCTCCCCGTTCACGGTCGCGACCGGAGACCGGATCGGCCTCAACTTCGCCTACCCGGTGGAGGACTGATGAGCCACGAGGCGTTCGGTGACGTCGCCACCCTGCCGTCGCGGATGATGGGCAACCTGGACCGCCACGAGGTGTACGGCCCGAGGCTGTACGGGGGCACCACCGACCCGTACCTGGGTGATGACGGCGAGGCGATAGGGATGTGGTCCCGCAAAGGCCACTGGATCAGGGGCATGGCCCGGTTCCTGTTCCTCGGCGACGGCCTGAGTGCCGGCTCGGGCCAGTACCGGATCTCACTGCCCCTGCCACTCGACTATTCGGTGGTGACCGGATCGGGCACGATCGCCGCGGGCACCTGCCTGGGGTTCGGCCGCATCCGCAACTTCGCCAGCTCGGCAGACAACTCCGACGTGTTCTTGCAGGCACCGGCGGAGGCGACGCAGGCCAATGTGGTCTACATGGTCCCCACCACGGGCAACGCCAGCGTTTCCGCGGCGTCGCCGTTCACGCCCAGCAACTGGACCAGGTTCACTGTTCAGTTTCGCTACCCTGCCGACCCCGCACACCTGCCGAGGTGAGCCATGCCGCATGACCGCCTCCTGGTGGGTCAGATCGTAGACCCGGACCGGGTGAACATCCTGGACACACAGGGCACCTACACCCCGACGTTGCAGGCCACCACCACCAACCCGACTCTTGGGACGGGTGCGGTGGCGGCCGGCCACTGGTGGCGTAGCGGGCATTGGATCGAAGGGTTCGCCCGGTTCGAGTTCGGTACCAGCATGAACGCCGGCTCGGGCACGTACTACATCTCCGTCCCGTTCCAGCCGGACATCACCCTGATGGGTTCCTCGGGGACCGGCGGGGCGGCGCAGCGGTGCGCCTTCGGGCGGGTGCGGGACCTCGACACTGGCGCAAACTCCAACACGGTGGTGGGGCAGTTCCGGACTGAGTCCGGCACCCACTACCTGTGGTTCTCGACCAACGGCAGCATCAACTCGGTGTCCCACAACAGCCCGGTGCCGTGGGCCACCGGCGACCTGATCAGCATCCAGTTTGGCTACCTGGCCGACCCCGACGACCTGCCCACCCCGTAGGAGGCACCGTGCCCACCATCGTCACCCGCGCCGGCTGGGGTGCCCGCGCCCCGAAGTCGAGCATCCCGAAGACGACCTGGTCCCGGCGTACCGGGTTCGCCGTCCACCACACCGCCGGCCCCACCACGCAGACCGTGCGGGAGATCCAGAACTTCCAGATGGACGGCAACGGCTGGTCGGACATCGGCTACAACTGGCTGGTCGACCAGGACGGCAAAGTCTACGAAGGCCGGTCCGGTGGGTGGCTGGCCATCGGCGCCCACGCGGGCGGCCAGAACACCGCCTGGGTCGGGGTGTGCTGGATCGGCACCTCCGGCATCAACGAACCCAGCGCGGCCGCGCTCGCCAGCATCCGATGGCTGTACGACGAAGCCAACCGGCTCGCCGGGCGGCGCCTGAATGCCCGCGGCCACGGGCAGGTCCCCGGCCAGTCCACAGAGTGCCCCGGCTCCCGGCTACGCGCCTGGATCGCCGCCGGGATGCCCACCAAGCAGAAGGAGGACGACGTGCCCATCGACAAGACCGACGCCAACCGGATCTTCCGGTACGACGGCAGCATCGACGCACCCAACCTGACCGCCGGCGGTGAGAAGCGCGACTCAAGCGCCAACCCGACGTGGGCGGCCAACTCCGCCATCGGCGCCATCTACGACAACGTGGCCCGGGCCCGCGCCGACCTGCGGGTGGGGCTGGCGAAGGCCGCCGCGGAGCGGGCGGCCATCCGCGAGCTCGTCACCGGCCTGGCTGGCGCGGTGCAGCTCACCCCGCAGCAGGTCGACCAGCTGGCCGCCGCTGTGGCCGAGGCCGGCGACGGTGCTGCGCGGGAGATGCTGGACCGACTGGAGGCGGCCGGCGAAGCCCTGGCCGGCTCCTGATGCCGCCCCGTGGCCGCTGAGCACGAGGTCACCAATGCCGAGCTGGCGCGCAGGCTGGAGCACGTCTCCCGCGAGGTCCACACCGACCTCACCGAGATCATGCGCCGAATGGACTCCTACGTCCTGCGCGAGGTGTACGCCTCCGACCAGCAGCGCCGCGAGGACCAGGTGCAGGCCGTCAACCGGGAGCTGGAGCGGATCCGCGGTCAGGTCCGCTGGCTGTGGAGCGCGGTCGTGATGCCGATCCTGGCGCTGGTGATCTCGGTGTGGATGCAGGCGGGTGGTGGCTGAGGTGGGTGTCCACGGCACACGGTTGACGGCGCGGCTCCAGGCGGTGGCCGGGCGGTGGGCGTGGCTGGCGGTGGCGCTGGTCGGTGCGGTGGTGCTGGCGTTCGGCGCCTACGAGCTCGGGCAGATGCGCGCGCAGCGGGACGCGTTGGCGGTGGCGCTGGACTTGCAGCGGCAGCAGGCGGTGGAGTCGGGGCAGACGCCGGTGGCGCCGGCGGCTGAGGAGGTGCGCCGTGATCCGCAGGTGATGGAGGGTGAGCAGGGTCCGCCCGGGCCGCCCGGTCCCGCGGGACCTGCGGGGCCGCGTGGCCTGGTCGGGCCGACTGGCCCGGCCGGTCCGGAGGGCAACCCGGGAGCTCCCGGCGAGGCCGGCCCGGCGGGTCAGGGCGGACCCGCGGGATCGACCGGCGAGCAGGGACCAGCCGGCTCGCAGGGTCTACCGGGCGCCGACGGCCAGGCCGGCCAGGACGGCGCCGACGGCGAGCAGGGGCCGGCGGGCCCGGAAGGACCCGCGGGCCCGACCGGTCCAGCGGGGCCACCGGGGCCGGCGTGCCCCGACGGGTGGCACCCCGAGGAACGGACCGTACTCACACCACCCGAGACGTGGGTCGTGTGCGTTCAAGATCAAGGAGAGTAGGGCATGGCGACACGACTTCCCGACGCGTCCCAGCAGGCCGCCGCCAACGCGGTGGTGGACCTGGCCGACGTCGGCACCACCAACACCGAAGGCAAGCTGCGGATCTACTCCGGCACCCAGCCGGCCGACGCCGACAGCGCCCCCGGCGGCGACCTGCTGTGTGAGATCGACCTCGAGGATCCGGCGTATGGTGCCGCCAACAGCTCGGGCACCGCGGCCGCGCTCGGGGTGCCGCTGGCTGGAGTCGGCACCGCGGCGGCGAGCACCGGCACCAACGCGCAGTCGTTCCGGATCGTAGGCCGCGACGAGCAGACCGTGTACGACGGGGCGGTAACCGGCACCGGCGGCGGAGGCGAGCTGACCCTCGACAACGTGTCCATCGCCGAGGACCAGGCGGTAACCGTCACCGCGCTGACCTACACGCAGCCCTCGGGAAACTGACCGGCCCCGGGCCGATCTCCGGCGCTGCCGTCAGCGTGGCTCCGGCCGCGGTGGCGGCCGGCACCGGGTCGACCGGGGCGGAACCCGCCAACGTGCTGGACGGCTGGACGGTCGCCGGCTACGACACGTGGACCAACCCGCACGGTTGGCCGGACTCCAGCAACACTGGCACGTCTGGGACGCTCACCCCGTTCTCGGGCGAGCTGTCCACGTCGTCCAACGGGCAGGTGATCGAGGACCTGGACATCGACGGCCGGGTCGAGGTCAACCACTCGGGTGTCATCATCCGCAACTGCCGGATCACCTCGCCGGGCGGCGCGTCTTTCCCGGGGAGCAAGTGTGTCTACGGCGGCGGCGGGGACTTGCAGGGCCTGCTCGTCGAGGACTGCGAGCTGACCTCCGCCAACGCCGGCACCTACGACTCGGTCATCGGGGACGACAACTACACGCTGCGGCGCACGTTCATCCACCACGTACCCGAGGGTCCGCGGATCGGCGACAACGTCCTGTACGAGGACTGCTACTTCGCCTTGCTCATCGGCAACGACGAGGAGGCGCACAGCGACGGCAGCCAGGTCACCGGATCATGCGTGGACTCGACCTACCGCCACAACACGGTGATCGCTGTCAACGTGGACGACGGCGACCAGACCAGCGCCCTACTCTGCGGGCCGGACCTCGGTGACGTGACCGGGCTGGTGGTGGAGGACAACCTGTTTGCCGCCGGCGGGTATACCACCTACTTCGGAGGGTCTGACTTCGACGCCGACGACTGGACCATCACCGGCAACCGGTACGGGCCGCTGACCGGCGACATGGCGCCCACCTTCGGCCGGCTGTCCGGGAACATCGGCGGGGTCACGAACCTGACCTGGTCCGGCAACGTCGTCGACGCCGACAACACCGAGCTGACGTTGGGGGACTTCGTGTGAGCGTCACGGTTCGCGAGGTGGTGCGGGCTGCCGACGACGTGACCCAGCAGCAGGTGGTCACCAGCTCAGCCGTGGCCATCGGCGACCTGTTGCTGCTGGTGCACATGACCGACGGCGATGGTGCGTCGGACATGCTCGCGCCGACCGGCACCGACGACGAGGACTGGCAGGGTCCGGTCATCATCGGTCGGGACAACGAGACCAGCACCACGCACATCAAAGCCTGGTGGCGCGAGGTGACCACCGGCGGAGCGCAGACCGTCAACACCAACCAGAGCGCCGACTGGAGCAACCACAACCACACGTTCGTGCTCATTGGTGTTGATCTGACCGACCCGATCGTGGCCGTCGGCGAAGGGTCCTCGTTCAGCGACAGCCAGGTGGCGCCGGGAATCTCCGGGCTCGACGAGGGACTGCTTGTCTGCGGCTGGATCTCCGATGACAATGGGTTGGCGTACGCCGCGCCCGGCAGCATGACCGGCGGGACCACCGATAGCGGCTTCAGCGACTCGCTGACCGCGTGGGAGGCGCTGGCCGCCGACGGCGCGACCGGCGACCGCACCGCCACCGCCAACGCCGAGAAGACCTACACCGCGGTGTCGGTGACCATCCGCCCGGCCGGCGGCGACGAAGGGGTGACCGGCGAGGGCGCGGCCACCGCCCCGACAGCGGTTGCCGCCGGAGCCGGTACGGCGCAGGTCGCGGGAACCGGCGCGGCGAGCGGCGCAGCAGCCACCAGCGCGGCCGCCGGGACCGTGGCCGTCTCCGGGACCGCCGCCGCCACTGCGGCCGCCGCAGAGGCCGCCGGGGTCGGCAGTCTGGCGGTCTCCGGCTCGGCGGCATCCGCCGCCCCGGCCGCGGTCGCCGCGGGCGTCGGCGAGGTGATCGTCTCCGGCTCCGGCGCCGCGGTCGCGCCCGCTGGTGCTGCGGCTGGCGCCGGGTTCGTCGGGGACACCGCGCCGCCGCCGGTCGACCTGAACGTGACCATCGGTGCGATGCGCGATGGGGGGCTGGCCGCCGTCGGCACGATGCGCGACGCGGCCGCCACCTCGGTCGCCGGCATGGCCCCGCCGACCTCGGTCGGGGCGATGCGCACCACCTTCACCGTCGGCAGCATGAGGGAGTAGGCCGTGGCCGAGATCTATCAGTTCGCCACCGAGTACAGGCGCATGGCCATCACGATCGCCGCCGGCGGCGACGTCGAGGACATCCTGGCTGTGGGGATCGCCCTACGGGCCAACCCGAACGACGTGCCCGATCCGGGTGGCATCGAGGACCTGGGCGAGTTCACCGCGGTCACCCTCGACGACGCGGCCACACCGCCGGACATCCTGGCACTGATCGGCCCCCGCGGCGGCGACCTGGAGCCGACGGTGGCCGACTGGCAGGTGTTCACCCTGGTCCGCACCGCCGACGAGGACATCATCGACCAGCCGGACACGCTGACCGTGGTCGGGACGCCGGCATGACCGCGCGGCTCGACGGCGGCTGGCTGGTGGTGCCGTACGCGGGGCCGGCGCTGGCGCCGTGCCACATCGCCACAGGCACCCGCGGACCGGGCGAGTGGCAGCCGGCGTTCAAGGCCGTCCGGGGTGGCCAGCGGGTGTTGCAGGTCCGGCCGCCGGCGAGCTCCGGTCCGGTGCGGGTGTGGGTCAAGATCTCCGGCGCCGTCACGGCGGCCGGACAAGTGACGCTCTGAGGAGGGCGCATGCAGCACAAGGCAGGCACACGGCAGGTGGAAGGCGCGCACGGCGAGCTGATCGAGCTGGACACCAAGAGCACCGAGCCCATCCTCACCCCGGCGCTGACCGCGACGGTGACGCAGGTGGTCGCGGTGGCGGTGGCGTTCGGGCTGGACCTGGACACCGCCCAGCAGGTGGCGATCATCGGGCTGCCGGCGGCGCTCATGCCGATCGCGGTGTGGTGGTCGGCGCGGCGGAAGGCGTGGGCGGGGAAGACCGTCGGCCAGGTGGTCGAACGGGTGGAGGACCAGGTGACCCGGCCTTGAGCATCGTGGACAGACGGAGGGCTGAAACCCTTACGTACCAGGTCCGGATTGCAAGATCGCGGAGTCCGCGGTGACCGAGCCGGCCCCGCGCCGCGATCCCGGCTGGCTCCGCATCTGGTGGCCGCTGTGGCTGGCCGTGGCCGCGCTCGGGTTCGCCATCCCCGAAACCATCGCCCTACTCGCACCGGGTGACGGTGGCACGCTCAGTGAGATGTCCCGCGAGTGGTTGGGGATCAGCGTCGAGGGCACCGGCGGCACCGTCGGATGGACGGTGCTCACCGTGGCGCTGGCCGCGTTCGTGGTGTGGTATGCGGGGCACATGCGGAAATGGTGGTGGTGGGAGCGGCGGCGGGAGTAGAGCTTTCCTCTCTGGTGGTCGAGCGGGTCGGGGCGTTGGTGGCGCCCCGGCCCGCTCGCTTCGTCGTCAGCGGGGGTCGGTGGCGCCGGCCTGGACCAGCGTGGTGATCGCGTCCTTGACACCCACCAGGTATTCGTGGTCGTAGTCATCGGGGTCCAGGCTGGCGAGCAGGTTGCCCAGCACCTCGGCGGCGTCGTCGAAGCCGGCCTGGTGGATCTGCTCGGCCAGGCCGTGGATGTATCCGGTGTCCATCAAGATCGTTCCCTTCGGGTTGGTGGGGAGGAGGCCGGAGCCCCCTCCCCGGTTGGTCACTCGATCGGCTTGAGCCCGCGGGCGGCGAGCGCGTCGGCGTCGTCGCTGAAGGCGGCGTATCCGATGATCCGCTCGTTCACCTCGGCGGCGTGCTCCAGGCAGATCGGGTTGTCGTGGTCGGTCCAGGTGGCGGTGTTGGTGCAGTCGGTGTAGGTGCATTCGGTCATGTCGTCCTCCGTGGTGTCCGTTGTGGTCTCTGTCGGCCCTGGCGGTTCAAATCGCAGTGGGGGCTTTTCTCGGTTCCCCTGGGCTTCCCTGTTTTCTTATATCTCTAGTCTAGCGTGCCCTAGACCTATCGTCAAGCTCAGCCTAGACATTTCTCCAAGATTTTCTAGGCTGCACTAGACGCACGTGGCTAGGCTGACCTAGACTCAGAGCATGACCACCACCGACACCACCGACACCATCCTGCTAGCGCTGTCCGCGAAGATCGGCCTGCTGCGCCGGGCCCGCGACCCGGTCCGCCGCGAACAGCTCGCCAAGGAGCTGCTGTTCGACTTCAAGCCCGCGCTCGGCGCCGTCCGCCGGCAGGCCGCGCAGGATGCGGTCGCCGCCGGCATGAAGCCAGCCGAGTACGCCCGGGCGATCGGCGTGAGCCGGGGTGCCGTCGACCACCTACTGCACCGCTGAGGAGACGTCATGAGCCGCCGCGTGGACCCGATCACCGGCCGCTGTGAGGTGTGCCAGCACATCGCCCGGCACGTGCTCACCAACGTGTGGCACTGCGACGACTGCCGTGGTCCGTGCCTGACCGAGGAGGGTCGGGCGCGCGAGGCGTCCTACCCGAAGCCGTGGGATAAGAGGAAGCCATGACCTTGACCGAGTTTCTGGCCGCCCGGCTGGACGAGCGCCAGCACTTCGCCGCGGCCTGGCGGCCGTAACCCTCCGCCCGCCGGCTCGTTGAACCGGTAGACTCGGCGCCGGCAGCAAGCGGCCCGCCCCCCGTGATGAGGGGGGCGGGCCGCCGTTCTGTGTTCAGTGCTCGCCGCAGTCCCAGGTCTTGACCCACACCCCGTCGATCAACTCCCAGATGCAGCGCATGGGCTACGCCGCGAACGTGGTCCGCCGACGCCGCGCCAGCCACAGCGCGCCGCCACCAACCGCAGCCGCCGCCCCGCCGGCCACTGCCAGCCCGGCCGCCGGCACACCGGTCGTCGGCAGCTGTTCGTCGCCCGGCTCGTCGATCGCGCACAGCGGCAGGAACCCGTCGCCGCCGGCGACCAGCTCAGCCAGCCGCGGCCCGCCGGTGGCCAGGCCGTCTACCCGGCCTAGGTCGTCCACGCTGGCGAACGGCCGCAACTCGAGGATCTGCTGCGCCCGGTCGGCGTCGACGTGCATGAGCTGGAGCAGCTCCTCGGCGGTCGCTTCGTTGACGTCCACACACGGCTCGGTGGTGGGCTCCACCGTCGGCTCGACGGTCGGGTCCGGCGTCGGGTCGACCGTCGGCGTGGGCTCCGGCTCACAGCCCTCCACGGCGAGCTCGTGCCACGCCACCCCCGGCGCGTCGCCGTCGAGCACGTCCCCGCCGGCCTGCAGGTGGTCCAGCAGGTCCTGCAGGTCCTGCAGCGCCGGGTCGTCGTAGTCCCGCTCGCCGCCGCCCCAGGTGCGCCACTGCACCGCCGTGGTGCCCGGCGCCAGCTCGACGTCGAGCTGGTCGCCGACCTCGGCGGTGTGGACCTCGCCGGCCACGCGGACCACGACCACGGCGTTGGGCGACAGGTGTTCGTCGCTCGCCCACGCGGAGCTGGCGGTGAGCTGGCAGCCGTCCGCCTGGATGTCCACGCTCACCTCGTTGTGGTGGGCGCTGGCCGGGCTGGCGAGCGCGAGCCCGCCGACGGCCAGCCCTACGGCCACCGCTGCCCATCTGCTGATCTTCATCCTCATCCTCTCGTTGAGCCGAGTGTCCCCGGCATGGCCCGGCCGCCGCTCTCACGCCTCACGGCGGCCGGGTGCTCAGTCGGGCTTACAGCCCCACCTCGTTGGCGCCGTGCTCGGCCTGCTTGTGCGTGAACCCTTCAAACTCAAGTTGGTCAATCAGGCCCTGCCGCGAGAAGTGGGAGTAGTCCAGGTAGCCCTGCGCCACCCTGACCGCCTGCTCTTTCCAGTCCACGTCCAGGTAGTCCACCGCGAACTCGGCGTCCTCCGAGGTGAACCCTTCGAACTCGAGCTGGTCGATAAGGCCGGTGCGGGAGAACCCCGAGTAGCGCAGGTAGGACTCGGCCGAGCCGATCGCCTGCTCCTGCGCGACCGTCAGCTCGGGCTCCGGCGCCGGCTCCTCCTCGGGCTCGGGCTGCGGGGGTGTTGCCGGCTCCGCGGCCGGCTCGCCGCGCTGCTCCGTGTCCCGGTCGAAGATCCCGTTGTCGCCAGCGTCCGGCGCCGCGGCCGGCCGGTCGGCGCTGGTGTTGTCGCTGGTGGCCGCCGCGGCGACGCCGATGCCGCACAGGCCGACGATGAAGACGGCGCCCGCGATCAGCCACGGCTTCGCGCTGCTCTTCTTCGGCGGGGGCGGCGGGGGCGGCGGCAGGTAGACGCCGGTCGGCTGGTAGGGCTGGCCTGGTTGGGGCTGCTCGTACATGGCGCTCTCCTTCGGAACGGTCGGAACGGTGGGTGGTGCCTGGCCGCCGCGCCGTTCCGTGACCGCGGCGGCCAGGGGTCTCAGGTGCGCTCGGCCCGCTCGGCGCACTCGTCACACAGTGGGCCGGTGCCCGCCGGGATGGTGTCGCCGCAGTCTGCGCACACAGTCACGAGCGCCATCAGTCCCGCCACCAGCGCGGCTCGGCCGGGTCCTGCCACCACCGGTCGTGGGACCGGTCCAGCCACCGGCCGAGCCAGTGCACCCCGCCGACGGCCGCGGCGGCCAGGCCGGCGCCGATGGCCAGGGTCAGTCCCAAAGTGTGCACTGGTCCTCCTCGTCGAAGCGGTCTTCGGTGACCTCGGTGGCCACCCGGTAGCCGGCGTATGCGGCGGTCGCGGCCAGCGCGGCGGCGGCGGTGCCGGCCAGCACCATCAGCCACACGGTCATGAGCCGGGCTCGTGGGCGTGCTGGTGGGCGGGGGCGAGCAGGTCTTCGTACCACGGCGGCAGGATGCCGTGGGTGCGCAGCCACGCCTGGGCTGCGGGGCGGTCGCCGGCTGGCAGCCGGGAGAGCAGGTCGGCGATGTCCTCCTCGCGGGCGGCGGCGATGTCGGCGAGGTGGTTGGCGGTGGTGGCGTCGGCGATCGGGTCGGCGTCGCCGTACAGCTGGGCGGCGATCTGCTGCGCGTCGTCGTCGGAGCGGAGGCTTGAGAGCACGATCATGGGGGGCTCCTTCCGGGTGTGCGCCCGACCCGGCGGAGACAGGGTCACGCCGGGCCGGGGCCTCGGTGTTGCCCGGCCGGGTAGCACGGCACTTCGGGGACCCCGAAGGGTGCTGACTCCCCTGCCGGGGT